ATACATTTAACAAAACTTTAACTATTCAAATAAGCAGAAGCTATTAAATACATTTGCTGCATCTTTTTAATTTCACCTATATTTCTTGGTAAGTTAATCATTACTTCTACATTCTTAACGTGATGTAAATAACATTGTATTGTGGCAATCATTTGTCCGTAGCTCATAATGTTTTATTTAATTAATATATAAAATAGTTTCCTTTGTTTGGGTTCTCTAATTGGTAACCTACAGCATACCTTAAAGCATCTATTAAATGATTATGATTATCAATAGGTGTATTTGATTTCTTTTCTAACCAACTGTAGTTATTTAATTCTTTAATTAAATTAATTGATTCTGGACTTATAATCAAATCATAATCTTGTAGTAATGCTATTCCATAAGTAACTGAACCTTGACCTTTAATTGCAGGTACTATATTTAAACCTGCCGATTGTAACTCAGATATTAGTCTTGGTTCAGCACTATCTGCAACTATTAAACTATCTAAACAATGTTGTTTATTTAAGTTGTGTATTTGACTCGTTGTTAATGCTTGTAAATAGAAACGTTCATTTATATAAATTCGTTTATTAGAAGCGTCTATATTACATTCTACTAATGTTGTTGGGTCATTACTGAAACCAAAATCTTGTCCAAATACTGATGTTCCTACTTGTTCATACTTGCCTATAGTCCAGTTAGTAAATATAACTCCTTCTGCTTTATCTAACCACCCACCTAAGATTTGATGCTTATACTTTTCAGGTCTACGTTTCTTTATATTCTCTATTTGATTAATAAATGATTCAGATAAGTTTTCAATGTTATCTTCATAAGTTGTATGAATGTAAGTTGTATCACCTTTGATTAAATTACTTCCTGCTTGAACTCCTTTATCTTCAAAGAATTTCTTGTAAATAAAATGTTCTTTAGTTGCTGGATTTAATACTAATAAAACTCTATTCTGTATTCCTTTAGTTCTTATACTAAAGTCTATCTTTTCAAATATTTCTTCATCGTTTAATTCTTCTGCTTCATCTAATACCCAAGTTGTAACTCCTGCTAATGATTTTAAACTTGCAGTTTGTGTTCCACTACTTGTTTTAATACCTTTAAAGAGTATCTTAGACCCTGTTTTCTTATTTATAATTTCGTCTTTAGTAATATAAAATTCGTGGCTTAAATTAGCTGTTTCAATCTTATCTATAAATTCAGGTATAATAGAAACATTTGCAGAAGTTAAAGTATATCTTGTAAACAATATAACGTGTCCTACTTCATAAGTTAATAGCAATAGAAATGAGTTCAAAGAATATGATTTCCCTGAACCCCTTCCACCTGTTATTACAAAATACCTACTATTAGAACCAAGTAGATTGTATTTCTTATTTAGACTTATCAATTTGAAATATATCTTTTATATTAAAGTCATTTAGATTGTGTGTAGTTTCAATCGTTTCTTTAGGTTTACCAAATATATGCTCTGCAATAAACAATTGACCTCTTTGTGAATCCATTAAAGTATTCTTTACAAATGCAATCTTTGTTTCTTCTTCAGTATCTTTACTATACAATTCTTTTAATGCTTGTATAAATATATTATTTACTTTAGCTTCTTCTACTTTAGTTTTTCTACCTGCAGATTTATGACCACCATTATTTTTTCTTTTATCTTCCATTTAAAAAAGTTATTATTATTAAATTAAAAATAAACATTTTTGTTTATTGTTTATATCAGTTCATCAATTGATATGTTATGATGGTCTAATAATTCACATATTTTATCAAAGACTATTTCTATACCATCTTGTTGAAACTGTGATGTAATAGAATCGTTTAGTTGATTGATTAAACCTTTTCTTGTATTATATACCAATTCAAATATAAAGTTAGCCATATCCATTGCTTTGACTGTTGCTAAATATTCTGTGTTATCTTCAGGTAGATTAAATTCTAATATTGCTTTCATTTTATTTTTGGTTTACAGTTATTACAGTATAATTCTTTTGTTAATCCTATGGATATTATTACGCTACAAGTATTACATAGTGTTGCACCTATTCCACCATTAAATTTGTGTATCGGTTTTATCTTCTGTTTCATCTTTAGTTTTTATTTCCCAATAGTAATCACATTGTAAATTATTATTTGGTGGTTTACAAAAATACGATTGTCTATATTGACTTGGTTCTGCTTTATATCTGTAACACGTTGAACTTAGTTCGCAGTTGTTACCACTACACATTGTTATATCTGGCATCTTATTTGTTTTTATATAGTTTACTTAATTCTCGTGCTACTTCTTTCCAGTGTTCTGATTGTTGCATATCACCTGATACTAATTGTCTATTGTATTCTATTGAATATTTATCATATAGTATTTGTGCTCTTTCTTTTGCTGATATGTAACCTGCTTTAAGTTTCATATAGTTTTCTGCTTGTTCTTTTGGTGTCATAGTATTATTATTGATGTTATTAAACTCATTATTGTTACTATTATTATAAATGCTACTATTACTGCAGTTATAAATGTTTCTGTTTCTTTTCTCATAGTCTTATGTTTTTATTCATTGTGTAAAATGCTTTTAGTCTATCGTTTATTATTTCATATTGCATTGTTCCGTTTGTTTCTTCTAATAGATTGTTTAAGTTTTCTATTATTTCAAAGTTATATCTTTTCATTTGTTTTTGTTTTCTTAGCTCTATTTCTAATCTATCTTTGTCAAATGTTAATTGATATATTCTTTGCTGCAATTGTTCTACTTCATTAAGTTCTTCTATTTGTCTTTCATCTACTTTTATAAAGTGTGACATTATAATGTCTTTTAACTTTTTTAAGTCTTTATTATCTTTAGAATATACTTCATACATTTTTAAAGAATGAATTACTGATGCGTGATTTAATTCTAATGTATCACCAATTGATTGAAGCGTTTTATTTGGTTTTAATTCTTTTAAGATATTACAATATAAAGAACGTATTTCTACAGTGTTTTTCTTTCTTGTTCTTATGTTTATATCTGTATCTGTTTCTTGTAGTATTATTTCTTTTAATCTTTCTGTTATGTCCATTTTAATATTTCTGTTATTGGTATTAATATTGCTTTTGATGTGTTATTATCACCCATTGATTTTATATTTCCTTTCTTGTAATATGTTCTACAAATATCTTTTAATCTATTTGCTTTTATTATTAATATTATTTCATCTTTATAATCACCTGAAAATATAATTGCCCAATAGTCTGCTTCTGATTTTGCTATTCCTGATGGTTTATTTCTGCTTTCATATTCTATTGCTATGTTACCGCTTTTATATATCCAGCTATCACGTTTTACTTCTATTGTTTTTAAAGTGAATATATCGTTTAATAGTTGTTCACCTATCTGTCCTACTTTTAAATCATATTTAAAGTCATTGCAGTATTCCATTTAGTCAGTTTTAAGTTTTAATAAGTTCCAACATTCAATATAACGTTGCCTTGCTTTTCCTTTGTGTATTTCTTTAAATAGTTGGTATATCTTTTTAGTATATTCATATTTAGTTTTACATTCTGCTAAATACTTTTCAGCATATTTTTTACCATAACCTTTGCAGTAGTTTACATTGTCAGCAGTATCTCCAACAATCATTTGCTCATAAAAGTTATATCTTGCTTCTTCTTCTGATATATCATAAACTACTTTATGTTTAATATGGTAGTTATACATCAAACAAGGGAATTGTTTATAGTCTTTATCTATTGAAACTATTATAACATTATCTCTGCCTATTTCATTTGAAAGTGTGTACCAGTATTTAGCTACAACGTCATCAGTTTCACAACCATAACCCCAAATAGAATCGTATTGTTCTTTTACATATTCGTGCATTTGATTTAACAATGGTGGCAAATTATTATAATCTCTATTTGCTTTATACTTCGGTGTAATGTATTTTCTAAAATTACCTTTAGAACCTGAAAATGTTTTTACTTCATTGATTTCGTAAATATCTTCTAAGTGATTTATTATACTCATAAACACTTCATCAAACTTTACTATTGAATCTTCTAAGTTATGGTGGAAACCATCATCCTCTATTGTTTCTCGTTTCTTATAGCAGCTTGAAAATATCAAACTATCTGCATCAAATAACACTATCATTAGTTTTCGTTCCAATTGTTAATTATTAACTTTAAAATATCATTGTAAATACTTAATTCACGTTCTGTGCTATTAATCATAATAGTTAAATGTTCGTCACTTGTAAGACTTTGTCCATTTATTAATTCATTGATTAATTTATGTAATTCTCTATCTAATCCAATTACTTTAGATTGAATTTTTATTAATGCTTGTTCGTTCATTATCTTATTCTTATATTGTTTAAATTATTCATTGTTTCATCGTAATTAAGAACCTGTTTAACTACTTCATCATAAGCATCTGATTCGTTCCATTCTTCTATTAATGCTTCTGCAACTTCAGTTAGTCTATTTCTCATATAAACGTTTTCTGATAAGTTAGATAATTCAATGCAGTTACTTAATGTTTCAATAATTTCTTGCTTTGTCATAATGTTTGTTTTAAATTGTTATACAAATATAAACAACTTTTTAACATAAAATACATTTTAACAAATATTTAACATAAAAAAAAGCTACTGTTTAAGTAGCCTTTGATTAATTATTTTCCGATACACTTCATTAACTGATTCTTTATTATTACCTCTTTTCCAGTTGAAGTCTATTATTCTATTTATTCTTTGAAGTGGTGATTGTTTACTCTTTGTCATATTTTAATAATTTCTTTTCAAGTTCTTCTCTTTCTTTTTTTAATTCTAAATTATAATCTATTAAATCATAAATTTGTTTTAATAATCTAACTATAATTTCTTTTTTATTTACTTTCATATTGTTTTAATTTTTCGATATAAAGGCTGGCATCAAATAATTCTTCCTGAAGATGTTGTAGCCATTCTAAGCGTGTTAAATCTGTTCTATCTAATGTTGTATTGTATTTTTTTATTCCTACTTCAGAACGTTGTTTAAATTGTTCTATAACGCTTTCTACTATTGTATCTTTAGGTTTTAATTCTTCTAATCTTCTTTTATTATCTTCATTGTCGTAATATTGTAATGTTGTCATTTGTTAAATCTTTTTGAATGTTGTGTGTAAAGTTCCATTGTTTTTTTTAATGCATCGTATTCTGTAAATTCTAAGTCTTGTATATTATCTTTTAAAGT